CCTTAGCATGCGGACGTCTCTCGTCCTTAAGGGTATCTATCCAAATTGTTTCTGTCCTTATTCCTTCGCTAGCCGCCGCTAACCTCTCCGTCATCTTTCCTATTACTTCGGGTGAGTAAACGTAGTCGGTTTTTCCTAACCAATGTTGCTTTCCAACGCCTGGGTTGTCTAAGCACCAGGGGTATCCTGGAGAGGTACTTCTCGAAAGAGGTACCACATTGATTTCGGAACAACCTGAGATTGTCTCCTCGTCTGTCAGTACGCGCCCTGCAAAGGGTTTGTACATTTCAAACGTGTGATCTACACATCTTTTGAGTAAATCACTGGGGATAGGCTCTGGTACGTTCGTCACCTTCAGTAACCCTTGTGTCATGGGATCGTTTTGAGAATTCCATAGACACGCGGGTCGGGTAAGGGATGGGGTGAAGTTGTGAATGGGGGATGGGGTCAATTTTGTCTTTGATGGGGAAACCGGTGCTCTTTTCAGTGCACCTTGGTTGAAGACATTCTTGACTACCTCGTCCTGATGGGACAAGGGTTCTCCTTTCACGACATCTAGCTCGGGTTCACTAATCTGAAACTTTACTGGGATTTTCTGCAGTAACTCCTGAATTTTCTCCTGTGTCACAGCCGCCGCTCCGTTATTTCCGTGATTGTTACCAAATGAATGTATTCCTAGGATTTTATTTGCTATGCGTTTGTTAGTTGCAACCAACAATGCACCGCAATCTCCTGATGTAGTGGGAATGTTATAATGGTAACCTTCACGAACATAACTTCCTGTTTTGATTAAGACTGGGGCGTTAAGCGCCCTAATCTCTCCACTGTTAAAGTGGGGTCCGAGTCCAGCACCTAATGTGCTTACAAGACATGCTTGAGTCTCCTCAAAGTGAGATAACTCCTTGTTACTCACGATGTTCGATACTAGGTCCTTCCTATGTGGGATATGGGAAGGTAGTACGACTAAAGCATAATCCTGTAGTGACTCGGTCGTTGTGTCGGGGTACACAAATTTACAATCGCTTGTATTTACTTTAAAGGCTGTATCAAAGTCGTTAAACCACAAATCTATTTCCGATCTCTTTTCAATCCAATTTGCTACATGATAGTTAATTAAAGCTATTCTACCACGCACCAGACAACCACGTCCGTTTGTTATCTTATTGTTTCTCTCTGTGATCGCAAACATTTGTTTTGATACTTTGTTACACAAGGCGTATGAAGCCTCATCCAACAATCCTTCATGTTCTACTTTACGATTGAAAATCTCTCCTACGACACGACGAATCTCTGTCAATGATCTATTTGACATATTCTCTTGCGATATTCTTTTACATATATCACAAGGCTCTCCTACTGAATTTGTTACATACCTCAATAAATTTACATCTGACATATTTTCCGAATAATGTTTACAATTTCTACAATCTCTAAACCAAGCCACCAACGCTGGTGCTACATAAATTGACACTAATCCTACTAACGCCATCAAGCCAGAAAT